TCAGCTGCTATGTTTGTTTCAGTAAATCCTTGTATCATACTATATAATAGAAAAAGTCTGTTTCTGTTTGGATTAATAAAAGAAAAGGGTAGCAATTAAGCCACCCTTATCTAAGAAATATATAAAAGAATACTGATTAAGATACGTCAGGATTTCCTGCTCCAAAATTAAATGCTGAATTGTCAAAAGGAATAGTTGTGTAGTCTTCAACCATAGGGAATGGAATTGGCTCCATACCATCAAAAGTTAAAGTGTAGCCATTTCTATCTCCAAAGGCTGCACCTGAGTCCATAGTTCCTGCATTTAAACTCATTCCATTAGTAACACCTAGACCGATTATTACGTCGTGTCCATTAGCTAATTTCTCATTTAATTGTGCAAAAATTACAACTTTAGTTTGACCTAATAATTTGATTTCATTTTGGTCTTCTTTGGTAAGTCTGTTTAATACTACATTTACACTTGGAGTGTAAAATATTGTTCCGTTTTCAGTTGAACCAGTAATTGTTTCTGTAACTGATGCCACACCTAATGGAGTAGTATATCTATATAAAATATTACTAGCCATTTCAATATCAGTAATTTCTCCTGATGCTTGAACAATTCCTGTTGTTTCTATTGGTGCTGTAAATTGGTCGTAAACTCCAAAATAAATAAATTTAACGCCGCCGCTGACACGTGAGCAATCAAGGGAGCGTCCTTTAGTTAAACTTGTACAAGCCATTGTGTTTTTTTTTTTAGGTTAAGGGAGGAGAGGTTTTACCCCCTCCTTCCGTATTATTTATTTATTAAGACTGTCTTACGATATCAGCTCCTGTACCTGTTTGTACACCTGCTGAGTAACGAGCAACCATTCTGATATTGTCTGAACCATCTAGTTGAGCCATATCCATCAAGTTAATTCTAGTCGCATCACTTAAAAGGTCAGTTCCAAAGAAAAGGTTAGATTTTTGAGCTATTACTAATTGATTTTCAATCATTCCGTTACAAACTGCGATTTTGTACCCTTCAAACATTGGTACGTAATCACCATTCATATTGTAAGCGTTTACATATCCTAAAGTAGATACTGCTGAAATGTAGTATTGGTAAGTTCTTTGACTCATATAGATATGTAAGTCTTCTTTTCCTAATGCAGCAACAGGAATATCAGTTACAGCTTGTTGTAAGTTAGCAATGATGTTTGCAGCAGTATAAGCAGCAGTTGCAGCAGACTGAACAACAGTAGCATCAACACCAGGTAATAAAAGACCTGTTGCAGCTCCATTAAATCCGTTGAATTGTCCTGCTACATTAGTTCCTACCCAAATAGAATTTTCAGTTGCTTCAGCAATAATTTCTCCCATATAAGATATAACGTAATCATCAAAAGATGCAGGTGGTGGTGCTCCTGCTCCTGCTCTCATTTGTAACGCTTCCCAAGAAGATAAAAGAGTTTCCTTGCAAATATCCATATTTACTTGAAGGTTTTTAGGCTCTAATACTTTTTCTGTTAAAGCTAAAGTTCCTGCTGCTGTAAAGTCGCAAGTAGCGTCTACTACAGAATTTACTGTTTGATTTAGAGCTTGGATATTGCTCTTAAATTTAATGTTCTCTATCATTGTTAGATAGTCTAACGAGTTTGATGCTTTTAAAGCTGCTGAGATGTAAAATCCTGCTGCCTTACCTGCAAAGTTTGAAGCTACTGTAATTGCCATAATTTTGTTTGTTTTAGTTTATATTATTATTTATGTAAGTTGTATAAGAACTTTTCTTGTTTTGTCATTCTTCTGAAATCTTGTGCAGTTGGTGTTGCTCTTTCTGCACTAAATTTATTTGTATCTAAAGGTGCTGAAGCAGGCTTAGTATTTAATTCTGCTTTCAGTTTAATATTTTCTTTTTGTAATTTTGAAAGTTTAGCTTTTCTTTTTAAAGTAGTTTCAGTAGCTTCTTCCACAACTTCTTCAGCTTTCTCTTGCAATACCTCAACTGCAATTTCTGCTGCTTGAACTGCTAATTCAGGTGTTACTTCAGCAGGGGTTGCATCATCAATAGCTGCTGCTATTTCTTGAACTGCTTCCTCAACATTTGCAATTACTTCTTCAACTACTTCTATTGTAGTTTCTTCATCAGCCATTTCTTCTGATTCAGTATCTCCTCCAACTTTAGATTCTTTTAGCTTACTGACCGCTATTTCAAGATTTTCAATTCGCTTTTCCATACCACTCCAATCAGCTACATCAGCTTCTTCCGCTAACTCCTCAGTAGTAACTTCTTCTTCAGTTTCAGTTTCCATAACTTCAGCAACGATACCTTCTTCTTCAACTCTAAAGGTTACTCCATCCTCAGTAGTATAACTTCCTATTGGTAATAAAATTGTCGTTCCATCTTCAGTTAAAACAGATACATCCACGCCTGCAGCTAATTCTTCTGCTGTAGAAACGTAAATTGTTCCGTCCTCTCCTTTAGACTGCCACGCTAACTTAACATTTTTGTCAAGTCCTAATGCTACTCTTATCTGTTCTTTCAAATCCATTTTTTTTGTTTTAGGTTCTATATATAATAGAAAGGTTAGTTATCCGTTTGATTTTGATATTATTTCATTAAGTGCTTCAAGTATTTCTTTGTCTGTTGGTTGCTTTTCAGACATTGCCTGCATCTTGTCCGTAAAGTATCCCTCAATACTTAGGCCTTTTAGTTCGCCATCTTTAATCTTTGACCAAAGCTCATCATTTTCAATTTTCATTTTAACAAACCAAGTGCCGTCAGGTAAGTCGTAGCCGTATAACTTTGACTTATCCATATCACCTTCCTTAATCCAAGACTCAACTGTTAAGACTCCTGAAACTCTGTCTTGGTGTTGGTATGTAGCTTTATGGTGATTGTTATGTTTTAAATATAATTCAGAAGCCTTACGGACTGTTTCTTTTGAAAAGTAAACATAGTAGTCTTCTTGCGTATTAGGATTATGTCTGAAAATATTTTTATTAGGAATCAAAGCAGGACTTATAAGCATACGCTTTTCTTCATCAACCTTTGCGAAAGTCAGGTTATTCTTTTCTTTTCCGAAAAAAACGAACTCAGATTCTATCGCAGGAGAGGTAACGAGCGATATAGCATCGATTGCAAGTTCTTCTTCTCCTGATATTATTAATTCAACTATAGAAGTAGGTTTAACATCTTCATAATAGTCTTTATTGTCGGCTTCACATTCAGCAACTGAATCGTACTTACAGCTTCCTGTTTTTCCCCATTTATATTTTCCGTTTGAACATTCTTCGCAAGGCATAGTATATAATAGATATTAAGTTAGTTTATTTGATATTTAGATTGTAGCTCTACGTCTTATATTTGCTAATTGGTTTTGACTGTTAGACATTTCGTCTGTAACTACAAAGGCTTTCATTGCTTCAGGTGCTACTCCTCCTGATATATCAAAAGCTCCTGACATCATTTGTGGTGCAGGTGTATCAGCTCCACCACCTGCTGCACCACCACCTCCTCCTCCACCTCCTCCTCCTCCTCCTCCTAGAGGTTGCTTCTCAATCATTGCTACATTTGCTAAACCTGATGCGACAGCAAGTCCTGCTGCTATAGGTGCCATAGCTAGTCCTGCTCCTGGAATGTCTAACGCATTAGCATAAGCAGCAACCGCTGATTGATAAGTATCTACTAAAGCCATAGCTATTTTCATAGCTTTCATTTTCTTAGCTTGTTCCCTTCTTTTTGCTTCATACTTTTCTTCTATCTTTTCAAGGTCGCTACCATTTGCTTCTGCTAACTTAATTTCTCTATCATAATCTTTTTCAATCTGTACAGAATTCAAATCCATCAGACTTGCTATAATTTCAAGTCCTTGCTTTAGTTGATCAACTTTTGCCGCTGCTACTGTTTTGTCAATATCTTTTTGTCTTTTAGCTTCTTCATCTATAATTTCTGTTTTCTCTTTCTCATATTGTGCTGTTATTGCTGCAGTATCTTCTCCTGCCTTTCTAGCCATTTCTAGCTTTAAGTCATAAGCATCTTGTAAATCTTGCAATTCTCTTTCTAATCCTGAAAGTCCTTCAGCTCTTAATTGGTTTTGAGCTTCTAGTAATTCCTTTTCAAGTCCTACTTGAGTTTTCTTTTGCTCTGATAATTGTCCTGTAATAGTTTGTTCAAGTTCAAGCTGTGCGTTCTGAGCTTCTAATAAAGCTAACTTATTTTCATCATTCGCGTTCTGCTGTACTAATAAAGCTGCTGCTGTAATTTGTTTCTGTATTTGGTCAGACTGAAGTTTCTGTTGTTCTTCTATTGTTTTTTTTAAGTCTTTATTGGCTTGGATTCTTTCTTCATACGTCTTTGTTTCATCATTTGTAATTTGTCTAAGTAATTCTGCTTCCCTTAATTTCTCAGCATTTAACTTTGCAAATTCTGCTGCTGCAAATTTAGCCGCTTTAGTTGCTGCAACTGTAGCTTCTGCTTGTTCATAATTAGCTTTTATTGAAATCTTAGTTAAACCCTCAGATGCCTTTTCATAAATAGCTCCTACCTCACCTATTGCATCACCTATATTGTTTACAATATCTTTTCCTGCATCAATAGCTGCTGCTGCTACTTCTTCTAAGTTCGTTTTAGTTAATTTTATTTCTTCTCTAAGTTCTGCAATTTTACCTTTATCACCACCACCTAAAGGGCTATCCTCCCAAGCTAACATTACTGACTGGATTCCTAATTTAAGTCTGTAAAACGCCAACTGCAAAGGAGCTAATGTAAGTGTAGCTATACCTGACAAGACTTTTCCTAATCCATCAAAACGTTTTGAGCTTTCTGTTACCCATTTAACAACATCTGTTAATGCAACAACAACTTGATTAAAAGTAGTAGAAATAGTAGAAGTTACTGTTTGCATTAAATCCATAGCCTTTTGATTTCTACCTATCGCTTCCTTTAATGCTTTAAATGCTGCTACAACTATACCAATAATTCCTAAGGATTTTAAGACATTACTAAAATTCTTGAAACCTTTTGAAGCTGTCTTAGTTGCTCCATCAACTTTTTTAGTTTCATCAGCTAATTTTTCTACTGACTTAGTAGCTTTATCAATACCTTTTGATACCTCGCCAATATTTGACTTTACTTCTAGTTCTAATACTTCTGCCATAGTTTTATTTTTTAAAGTGCTACCCCTGTTTTAATTTGTGTCATTCTTATTGTAGTTGCCCACATTAAATCTCTGTTATTTGCTCCTTTTACTGATTGAACAAGATTAGTACCTGAAACAGATATATCACTAATCCATCCTGCTGTCGATCCTGAATTTGCTATTATAACTCTTGACTTGTCTATACTTAGAACTCCTGATTCATTAATAGCAACCCCTGTTTCTATAAATGCTTTGAAATCACCAACTGCTCCTGCTCCTGATCCACCTATTCTTACGGCTACAGTTTCGGTTTGGAAAGCTACTATCGTATTATCAGGAATAACAAAATAGCTACCCGTTGTATTATTTAAGTAACTATCCACTAAACTATTATCTGAAGTTTCAGTTCCATATAATACAGTAATTGATTGTCTTTCACCTAAAGTATCTGTTCCTGCGTTACCCCCCAAGACTATAGAGTTATCAGCTGTAACCTCTCCTAAAGTACCAAATACGTTAGCATTATTAACTCCATTAGATATTTCGTTTTGATTACCTATTATAATACTATTTCTTGAAAAACCTCTAACAGTATTATTTTCTCCCATTACTATAGTATTGTTAGTACCTGTTTGAGTTGAATTTCCTACTCCGAAAGTCTTATTGTTTTCGTTAGCTACTGCTCTGTTTAAATTTGTATTGTATCTAAAGGTTGAGCAAGTACCTGAAGCTTTATTGTAAGTGTAACCATACGCTTCACATTGTAACTGATTAGGAGTAACATCATTTGTTCCATCTGTAAAAGTTACCTCTCCAAGTCCTGAAATTAAAGCAGGCTTTACTGTAAATCCTGTTAAGTATGGTATTGTTGGTGATGGTGTTGTAATAGTAATTGTATCTATTTGTAAAATAGCTGAAACAGCTATATATTTTGAATCTATTACTATAGTATCGTTAGCTGAGTTTGCTGTAAATTGTATTGTTTGAGTAGTACTTCCTGATAATTTTTGAGAGCTTTGTAAGGTAGTCCCTGAATAAATTAAAAGGTTTGACGTACCTGAAACAGCTATATTAAATTCTATTGTTATATTATAAACAGAGCCAACAATAAGACTAGATAGCTTTTGTAATATTCCGTTTTGTTCACCTCCATCTGCAAATAATCTTAAATAACTTCCTGTTTCAATAACATTAGTACTATCTACATCATAATACCTGTACCAAGTATTGACCGCCATTGTTGGATAATAGAAATTTACTGCACCTTGTGGTAAGGGAGTAGCTATTGCAGTATTTACTGAAGCATTTACTGTACTAAAATCTGTGCTATCTGATATATAGGCCATTATGGTATAAGTATAAATTCAACTGTTGCTAAGTCGTTTGGTTTGTAGTCTATCTTGTTTACTCTAAAGACTCTGTTTTTAATAAAGACTCTATCGTTAAACTTGAACGTATTTATATCAGCAGCACTAAGATTTACTTTTATAGTCATAGTCCTTGTATTTGGATTGTAAAGCTCTGAATAGTAAGGAAGCCAATATAAGTTAAATAAGTTATTAGGATTAGAAGCTTGAGTTCCTAGTAACTGACATTCGCCAAAGTTGAAATCTCTTGCTCCTGAAATAGAAAGACCTGAATCTTTCATATGACTAAACTGTAAGTAGTTAGTTTCGTTAGAACTAGTAACTCCATTTTGTTCAGGTATATAATAAGAAGCTCCTGTAGACTTAATTCCATTGTTATACATTATTCTAGGACTGTTCTCAAAGCCTTCCCAAGTCGCATCACCTCCCCTTGCGTAAATAGCAGGAGTCATAAAATCAGGATATTGACTCATTAAAGGCTTGACTACTGTAGCTGCAAAAGGTTCTGCTACAATTTCATCTTCACCATCTAATATATTAAATTCATTCCCTGCATTATACTTCTTGCTTCCGTACAAATGACCACCTACTTGATTCTTGTAATTAGTGAAAGAATAGTCATCATCATCTTCAACAAACTTAAATATTGTCTTTTTATTAAGGTCTGTTAAAGGAGTTAATTTCATTTCTGATACATCTATCTTATCTGTCCAATCGTGTTCAATACCTCTATTAGCTAAAGTTGATCCTGTAAGAGGGTTTAGAGTTGTTGCAGTTGGTATAAATACATCTGTATAAGGTTCTATTAGAATGTTATTAGGGTTGTCTTCATCTACTAAAGTTACTAAGTTAAACATAGTAATAAGACCTTTTAAGAAATCCCATTGTCCTAGTTCTCCTCTTAATGTTTGTAAGAAAATATTATTTGTAGTTGCTGATGCTGAAGTAGTTACTAAGTTAGCTCCAAAACCACCAAAAACATAACCTGTTTCAAGAATGAGTATAGTATGTGTTCCTGCTGAAGCGGATTTAAATTCAGGTTGTAACGTATCCCCTGTGTTTAATATTTGTGTAAAATTACCTGAAACAGCCGCGAAAGCAGCTGAACCACCACTGCCTGAAATAGTCTGCATATTTATAGGCGGTTCTACAAATCCTGAAGCTCTAGTTAATATCCACCTTAAATCTATAGTCCAAGCTCCTGCTCCTACAACTGAATAAGCCCAAGTGTAATTATGGTTGTATGTTTGATTGTCAAGCAATGCAGTATATACACCTGCACTATAACCTAAGTTAGCAGAAAAGTTATTATCATTAGTTTGTATAGTAACGTATGAAGTTGTTGCTGTTTGATTTGCATCCAACCACCCTTCACCACTTTCATCAATAGTAAAAGGTACATTATCAGCACCCCAATTAAAGTCCATATACAACTTTCCAAAGTCTGTAGTATCAAAGAAAGCTGATTCATAAGTAAACTCAGATGCTTCAAATATTCTATCTATTAAATACTTTATACTAATGAAAGGTCTAAATATTTGCTCTAAAGATGTGTACTGAGGATTGCCTGCTGTTGGTGTTCCACCTGAAACTGCTACAATAATTTGATGAGTCCAATCTACAAAAGGATATTTAACGGTGTCATTTGCATCTCTAAATCCTGATGTACTTGGATTCGTGTAAGTTATTCCTGTTCCTGTATCATTCCAACTCCTCTTAATTTGCGTTTTATTGTAATCGTGTTCAAGTTCTGTAAAGTCTAAATCTCTAAATGCTCTATCTTTTAAAGTATCTGCTAAAGCTATTACTTCTGAATACAGATTTACATTGTAACTTATTTCGCCTTCTTTATCTGTTACGTCTAGCATTCTCAAGTAACCCTCAAATAGAATAAAGCCGTCTTGCTTTAGAACGCATTGAGTCCTTTTGTAAGGGTTAAATATTAATCCATCATAAGACCTTGTTACTTCAAATATAGCATTAAATATTTTATTGTTTCTTTTAGTAGAAGGAAGATTAAAAGCTTTAGAGTAAGATTGTACTTGCTCAGCTACGTTCTTAAAGTCATCTACACTAAGAGTTAAAGGTAAGTCTTCATCTTCATAAAGATCACATATAACTTGTCCATCTCCTAAAATTTGAATTGCTCCTGAAGCTACAGCACCAATAACAGGCTGAATAGATGCACTATTTATTGTAACTGAATTAGATACGTTATTACTGTAGCTAATAATAATAGTATCACTTGTAGATGCAGCTGTGAACGTATGGGTTATCTGCGATAATGTAGCTGAAAATATTGGTTGAGTAATCAGATTTGTTCCATTGAAAGCACTAAGGACTATAAACCCATCTGAAGCAGGAGTTGAAACATCTATAGTAAAAGTATATTGACTTCCTATTGTTAAGTTAGAAAGCTTCTGATACACCCCTGATAGAGTTTGGGTTGTTGTTGAATTTAAAACCAAATCCGCTGCTAATACTACAGGTAGATTAGGCGTTCCACTACCTATACTTCTATATCTATACCAAGTATTAACTATTACAGGTGGAGCATTTGTAAGAACGTCTAAAGGTATGTTTGAAGTATTAGGACTGTCATAAGAAGTTGAGCTGTCTAAGTTAGTAAAAGATATTCCGTTTACAAGTGCTTCACTAGGAGAACTTGATATAGCGTTATAAGATCCATCATAACTCTGAGGATATACTATTAATTGAACACTCATTATACTGACTGTGTTCTAAGTGTCTTTGACTTTTCTACTTCAAAAGTGTATTGCATAAGTTTGTCATTTGCTACTGTCTTTTTAGTATAACTTGATGTCGTAAGTCTTACAGGAGTTACGTATTGATTTAATGCTGCACTAGTTTCTACCACGTCTTCATATCCTTTTAAGATATATACTTCTGGACTATTTATAAGTTCTTCAAACCACTCTGACTCGGATTCACTTACAAAGTCTGTGTTCATAGTTATCTTTTCTGTAGCGTTTACTCTAAAGGATTTTTTACCACCTTTGAAGCTATCTAGTCTGTACGCTGATTGATTCCAACTACCTGCAAGTTGCTGATAGGTACTTCCTTGAGTTGATATAGTCTTACTAGACTTCATAGTGAAAGTGTAGTAATCCCAAGTTCCCCATTGATTAAGCCACGTAAGTCTAATAGGTTCAAATCCTTTTAATGTAGGGCAGTTTAATTTTACTGTGTATATTGATGACATTAGCTGTCCTGAATCATTTTGAACAACTAGTTCATAATGACCTCCTTGAATAGTTCCTGCACTAACAAGATTTTGAAACATTGTACTGCTTCCTTGTAAATTAGCAGGAAAGCAACCAAAGAATAAAAGATTCGTTCCTATATAACCATTGTAAGAATCAAAACCCCCATTAGCAGTACTATGATATAGTTCTTCATAACTTATAAATACCCCATCAGAACCATAATATTTAATTTCTATAAGTACTGTACCATTTACATTAAATGAACCGTAGCCATTAACCATCCATAACCCAACAGTTCCATAATCTTCTAAGTTAGCATATTGAGTAGTCGGTGCATTAGTTAAGAAAGACTTTGAGCTTCCATTAAGATTGAAAGAATTTAAGTTGTAACCAAAGTCATTAACTACTAAGTCTAATACATCAGTATATTTTAAGTAACCATTTAGCAGTTGGTAGTCTGCAGAATTTTTTGCAAATCCACTTACTAAATCACCTGCTGCGTCTATGTATTCAACTTTAAATTGAATAGCCAAATAACGCATTGAATTAACATTGCCTGAAAATTTATCTATTAAGTGTAACGGAACATTTGTGTCTGATGTATTTACTACTAACTTATAAGCACTCCCTTGTCTTGCTAAGTTGTCAGCATTTACAAAGCTTTCAATAATAGGTCTGAAATCGAACATACCAACCCCTGCATTATTTGGAGTAGTCTTGAATGTTCCTACAACATCAGTATTAGTAGATAGATTAGGTGCAAAAGTTGAGCTTATATGAACTTCAGCTATAAACTTTACATTTGTGTAAGAAGATACTACTGAAGTATTGGATACTGTAAAAATTACATCTTGCCCTACAGGAAGTGTATCATATAAAGGGTGTTGTTCTATTAGTGTTGCCATTATTTTACTTGTGTTATTGTTTCTTTATTTAAAGTATTTAAAATATCTTCTTTGACGCTTCCTAGTAAGTCTTTACCGAACTCTTTTAAACCAAGTCCTAAAGGCTTTTGAAAGAAGCTTATACCTTGTATTCCTTTACGTCCTATACTTCTAGCTATTAGAAATGTGATTGACTTTCTACTCATAAACTTTCCGCTTGCATCTCTTGGAGCTATTCCTTTTCTTACTACCCACTTATCTAAAGCACTACTAGGAGGTTGTGAATGTTTTTCTCTATTTGTATAAGCAAAAGGACTTTTAATTACGTTTCCTTTATAGTCTTTAAAGGTTCTCTTAGTCTTAGTTCCTGAAACTCCTTTATCTACATACTGACCATAAATTGACATATAGAATTGTACAGTAAAACCATCAGGAGTAGTAACTATATCAAACTTAATAGAGTTCTCTAGTTTACCGCCCTTTCCTGCTCTTTGTAAGTTACCCTTAGAACGATTGACTACCTGCTTACCAAAGCTTTCTAAATACCTTTCTATGTTTTCAGTCTTCACTATTCTACGCCTACGAATACTTCAACTCTAGCTGTAACAGCTGTTGTTGGTTGTACTTGTAAAGAAGCTAAGTTTAGCATAGTTCCAAAAGTAGGAGCTCCAACTTCTCCTAAAGCAATTACATCTCCTGAGAAAAGAACGTGTGAACCTCCTGCTCTTATAGTTACAGTATAACTTGAAGTAGTAGTCTGAACTGCTAGCTCAATGTCTACTGCTGTTTCCAAGTTTGTTACCCTTACGTATTTAGTCCGATCAACATCAATAGCTCCTGCTGAAGTTGAAGGTAGTGTATCAAAGACTGCTACAGTAGTTACTACACTTGCTGTACAAGTTACTATCCTTTCAAAGACATCATTGATTCCTGTTGTTGTTACTGAGTTTACAGAGCCTCTAAGACTTCCGTTAAGCGTTACTGTTTCTGAAATTGTTGTTACTAAGTCTGCCATATTTTTATAAATTAATTGTTATTTTAAATTTTTTCCATCCTATCTCTATTGCTATCCAACGCCACTTCCATTTCACTAGTAACCTGCACCCCTTCCAAACACAGGAATATCACAAGTCTGAAAGTCGTTCTGTACTAATACTCCTATATTAAATACCCATCCACAACAAAGATTGTCAAACCTTTCAGAGAATGGTTCTATAGTGAATTGGTCTTGCGTGAAGTATATCGGTTCGTTAATATCATTTGTTCCTAATAAAGACTGCTGCGCGCTATGCCTAAGCATCCCTATAAAGTCAGTACATACTTGAAGCATTTCATTCAGAACGTCTTGCTC